ACCACCTCCAGCAGCAGCAAAGGTTACATTTCCTGAGCCGTCTGTGGTTAATACTTCTCCGTTAGTGCCATCTGCGGTTGGTAGAGTGTAAGCATTGTTTACATTGACTGTACCAGTAGTTTTAATGCCAGTAGTAGTTGTTTCAAATTTTTTCCCATTACCATGTGATATAGCTACAGAACCGCCGTCTGTCATTACAATGTATTCGTGGCTTCCACCTGTATTTTGCAGCTTAAAATCACTAGCCATAAAGCGCATAGAACCACTACCGCTTTCCTTCATGTAAGTACCAATACTTAATTGATACAATTCAAACTCGTTGTTAGGGCCAACTTGAAGTCTATTGTTTCCTGAACCAGTGCTTAGTGCGCCAATTTTTATATTTTTATTGTTATTATCTAAATCCCCACCTAGTTGTGGGGTAGTGTCTTCAACAATATTAGAAAGCCCACCGCCAGCAGCAGCAGCCCACTCAGCAGCTGATGCTCCACTGTTTACGGTTAAAACTTGCCCTGCGGTTCCTAGAGAGGACGGGATATTGGTTGCAATGTCCCTGCCGTCTACGGTTCCTGACACTGTGATATTACCCGTAACAGAAACACCTGTTGAAGTCGTGTTAAACTTTTGACTTCCATCATGGTATAGGCCAACTGCACCGTTTTCGACCATATAAGCCATGTATTCGCCGTTGCCAGCAAAAAAATCAATAGTAGAGGAGCCTTTAAAGTGTAATGGGCCATTACCAGTATCTTCAATTATACTCCCTGAACCAGAGTGGTAAATTTCAAGATCGTTAGAATTACCAAAACGTGCCTTTACGTTGTCGTTAAAGTCAACGCCTGTTGAGCCGCCTACAGTACTATCCTCAAAAGAATAACCTAAGCTAGTCCAAGCTGTAGAGCCGTCACCAATTTTTAACTTGCCTGTATCAGTTTCATAACCTTGCTCACCCTGAGAAAGTGTGGGGTTACTGCTAGTCCAGTTAGAGGCAGTATCTCTGCGTAATTGTATTTTGTTTGCCATTAGGCAGAACCCCCATTAATATCACCTAGAGTAGTGTCGTATGTAGAAGCTGCTGCACCACCATCAATAAGTCTATCTATAATATCATCTGCAGTGGCGGTTACAAAAACCTTTGCATTACCAGATAAGTTAATAGCATTATTAGAGTTAGAGCTTTCTGTAACCACCCTAGTTAATGTTGTGCCTGATGCAGTGTATACACCAGTTCCTATCTCAAAAGCTGTGGAATCTTCAATTGTATATCTTACAGTAGTACCGTCAGTCACTCCTGCAGCAGCAAAACTTTGATAGCCAGACTCAGCACTGCCCAATGTTATTGTGCCAGTACCAGTAGTGCTAGTTCCCATTTTTGCTCTATTTACAAGAGTGACCATCAGTTAACCTTATGTAAGTTGAATTACACCATTAGTAGCATTAAAGTCTACAGTAAAACTATCGCCATCGTTTAATGTAAGAGATGAACCATAGTCATAGTAACCAACAATAGGATCAGCAGGTGCTGTTACCGTATCATCATAAATATAAATATAACGGAATGGGCCAGTTGATCCACCTGTAGATGTCAATGTAACGTCTGAAAGAACCAGCTTGTATGTACCACTTGTCTGTGTAGATGAAGTAGTGTTGATATTACGGGAAGATAAGTTTGTGTAACTTACTTGTGTAACGTTAGCTAAAATACCATTGCCATCTGTTGCAGGGTTAGGTGACTCAGATGCAGGGGCAGTATTAGACAAAGCAACTACAAACTGATCTGACTCTAGGTCCATATTGTGAACTGCGTTTTTAACGAAGTCATTTATTTTATTGAAAGATGCCATTTTATTTACTCCTTATGCAATACGTATTATGGCGTTAGATGCGTCTGCTGCGGGAAACTGTATTGTAAAATCCCCATTAATAGATTTTTTAGTACTACCAAAAGATATTACAGCAATAGCTCTATTAGATTTAGATGAGTTATATAGGATGCACCCATCAGCAGAAACAGTTACAGATGACCATGTTGTAGTGTCATAATCGACTATGGCAGTAGAACCGCTTAAAGTAATAGATGGATTAGCAAGTGTGTTACCTGTTGCTGTATATCCTACACCTAAAGCTTCGTCTGAATTTCCTGTAACGTCTGAATAATTAGTTGTGCTTGCACCATAAGTACCCGTTGGAGATACTTTGATTAATGCAATTTTTATTGTGTCGGTGTCTAAATCATGTATACCACCAAGTAGTTCCTGCTTAAAGCTATTACATACTGAAGAGGCGATAGGCATTATTAGATCCTTAAATTATATATGAGGGCCACCCTAAAGCAGCCCCCATAAAATATTAATTAAGCGATATTATATTTCGCTGATACCAGACCTTCTGGACGAAGAATCTTGCGACCGTATAGGTGCATACCACGCACAATATCTGCGAATGAGTCTGGGTCACGATAAGTCTCAGTTTTGTTGATCTGCTCTGCAGATGCAACGGCTGAGTCGTGTCCAGCACAAATTACACCATAGTTAATGTTCTGGTTGTCTGTACCTGAAGTTCCTGCACCAGTACCAACTGCTGGTAAATTTGAAGATACATAGACGCGGAAGCCATGAAAGTTATTCAGAACCAAACCGTTCTGCAATCCTGAACCACCAAAGTCTGCGTTCAACAAACGTGAATCTTCATCGCGCATGATTTCCATCAACACTGGGTCAATAACAAGCCAACGACCTGATGAGTCAACTTGCTGTTGATCCAACAAACGTGCCATACGAGATACAATCATCGCAGGAGATACAGTTGCTGTTGGCAATGCTGTAGCACCAGGAAGACGTGCAGCTACTGGAATCGAATGATCCGCAGCAGAAGCAGTAGTGATGTTACCAAAGTCACCTTTTTTCAGCTTGTTAGCTGCGAGCAATTCGTCGCCGTTAGCCGCTGAGTTAGCTTTGGTTCCGTTGATAACGTCATTTACGGTATCAGCAGTTTCATCTTCCAAGATGTTACCAGTTGCACCAGCACCAGGTGTTTGCTTATAACCCGCCATGTAACCAAGTACATCTTTGTCAAACTGGTCAGCCAAACGATAAGCTGCACGATCTGATGCAAGGCTTTGAAAATTGACGTGACTATGCGCGTCCTCAATGTCATCCACCTTGAAGGCAAAGTAGTTGGCTTTATCAATTTGAAGAGTAAAGTCAGAGTCAATCAAATCTTGTGCGGCAACAGTTGTACCACGCAGATAAGGCTTAACTTCTACTTCAGGCTCTTTAACGATTTTCACGCTATCTCCCATGTTGGCAATCTCGCCAAAATAGTCGTTGTTAGTAATTGCTTCACAGATAGCAGACTTGCGGAATGCAAGTTGTACCTGTTTGCTGTAGATTACTGGTGACCAAACCCCATTGGGAAGGTTGCCGTATCCACTCGCTGATCCAAATGCCATTGTTTATTCCTTTCGCATTATTGGTTCCAAGATACAAACTAAAACAATTTCAAGTTTAGAGGCTAATATAATGGGTGCATCGTTTACAAGAATGGCCTTTCTTGTACATAATGGGCCAATAGTGATTAGGTAGTTCCGTAAGAGTATTGCTGTTTGTGAATAGTAAAGTTTAATTTAGTATAGAGTAGGTTGCTATTTAATAGGGCTACCCTACACTAAAGGATTGTACATATAGTTATACCATAGTTTTTCTACATGTCAATAGCTTAACGAGCATTTCCTGATATATCATAGATAAATTTTCCAGTACGGATAGATTCCATAATATCATCAGCGTATTTCTCGTATTCTTGTGAAGACATTTTATTTACCTGAGATTCTTTTAGGTAATTACTTGTCTCATCTGTTTCTGGACGAGTACGTGTAGATTTAGTTCCTACTGATTTCGCCGCATCTTTGTCATTAGTTTTCTTTGCAGCCTTTGCAATGCCCCTATCACTTTTGTATAAGTCGATAGCACGAGAAGCTGAACGAGCATCCTCAGTATTTTCATACAGAGCATCTTGAACCCATTTAGGCTGTTCTTCAGCCCACTCGTGGAAGTCATCACTGTCACGTATCTCACCAAAGTCTGGGTGTATCCGCATAAGTTCTGCTTCAGCTTTTTCGCGTGTGGCCTCATATCGCATTTCATCAATAGCTTTAACACGATCTTCTAATTCCTTTGATTGTTCTCTTGCCTTTTTAATTGCAATAGTTTCTACGATGGCTGCTACATCAGGGTACTCTGCTGCCCACTTATCTAAGTCTTCATCGCTAGTAGGTAGTTTAATTCCTTGTGCTGCAGATTCGTTAAGTTGTTCTTCTAGCTTTTTAATTCGATCTTCGTAGCTACGTTCTTTTTCTTGAGTATGTCTACGTAAATCACCATAGCGTTTTTTAAAGCTACGCTCTTCTGCTGTTTCAGGTACTTGCTCTTCTTTTTGTACCTCTTCTTTTTCTTCTGCAGAGTTACTTTGCTCATCCATTAATTTCTTTAGTTCTTCTTCTTCTAGTTTTCTTTTATCTTCATTTGAGTACTTGCGATTTGCAAATGCTACTTTCTTTGGCGTTTCTACTTCGCCAGCCATTACTGTATCGTTCATTTATTTACTTTCTTTTCTGGGGCCACCGTAGCCTAGTGCTGTTGTTAGGGGGATGAGTAGCCAGACAAATATAGCAGATTACTTACGTGCTGCTAAACCACCTCGTTTAAATCCTGTTTTTATACCCCTTTCTAAATTTTCTATACTTTGTTTAGTCCTTGAAACAGCAGCGGCATTATCTGCAATTGCTTTAGAGTTAGTAGGATCAGATACGTACTTATCAAAAGACTTCCTAGCCTTTGCTCCTGCAGATTTATTTGCAGCCATAGTTTCAGCAAAACTACTTCTGTCATCTCTATCACTACTTGCGCGTACTGTAGTAGGAGCAGTTGTAGTAGCTGTAGTAGGAGTAGTAGATGAAGTAGACGTTATTGAAGGGGGTAAATCATCTCGTTTTTGTGCTGCTGTTCTAACGTCTTTATCTGTACCTGCTATAGGTAAATCAGTATCATTAAATCCTATAGCATCACCAAATATTTCTAATGGTCCTTTTTGTTGTTCACGAACACTTCTAGCTAATTGTTCTTCTGCTTTAGCTAACATTCTATTAATTTCTTTTTGTTGATCAGAAACGTAAGACTGTTGCCTACCTGCGTATCCAGCAAAACCAACGGGATCTGTAGCTAGTGTAGATGTAGTAGTTCGTACTTCAGGTGCTACTACAGGAGTTGCTACAGGCGTAGGAGGTTGTAATGTTGAAATTCTTTTATTTGCCAACGTACTAGGCATTTCTTCTTCTGAAGTTACACTATCAACTAAATTAGATATAATATCGTCTGGCCCACGAATAGATTCTAAATTAGCATTAACATTATTAATTACTTCTTCAGTCTGGGAAAATATATCAGCAGCTTCCGTTTTATCTTCAAGTGTTATAGCTTCCGTTTTATCTTCAGGTGTTACAGCATCTGAATCTTCATCAGAAGATAAGGAAGTAAGTCCATCAGAACTTGGTTTAGGTTTAGTAATAGTATCCTCTACTTTAACTGCAGTAGTTTTAGCTGCGTTAGCTTGCTCATTAGTTAGACCTAAACTACCAGTAATAGCATCTATAATAGTAGGAATTACGCCTTTAGTTTTAGTATCTGTTTTACCCTCTAACTGCGCTTTAGCCTCCCTTAAAAACTTTACTTGACCTGGAACAGTAGTTTTTTTAGCCTGTTCTATACGTTGATCTATAGTAGCCAGTGCTTGTTTTTTATTCAATTTAGTTCCTAAATACATTGCTGCACCTATTAAAGGACCACCTAATGCTGCAGCCACTCCCGTTACTACACTAGAAGTTGGGCCTGTAATTTTTTTAAGTTCAGTAATGTACATATCTAATGGTGCATCAGACCAACTACCCGCTTCTACAAAGGGATTTTTAGGCGCAGGATCATCTGAATCATTGTCACTTTGTACTACAGGTGTTGCGTCCTGTACTACAGGAACTTGTTCTGTAAATAATACATAACCATCAGGTATGGTGTCAAGTGGTTTATCACCTTGGAACCTAATATTTATTTTATTACCAGCTTCATTAATATATACTTTAGTTTCAATAGGAACATCTGCAGGAGATACAGGCCACTGAATACCGCCGACAGCAAAGTTATTTTCTTCACTATCATCTTCACCTTCTACAATAATTAAGTCAGCCATACCAAATGGTAAGTCATCAGGCATAGTAGCTTCGTCAGAGTTACCCATCTGACCCATAGCTTCCATTTCTTTTAAACCCATCTTAGCCATCTGACGCATTTGCATAAGCTTTTCAAGACCTAAATACCTAACTACATCTGCAGGAAAAATAAACTCACCTTCGCTGATGTTAGCTGAAATGTCATCACGAACTTCTTTACGTGTACTTCCAGATGGAACTTCGTTACCAGATACTTCATCCACCATACCGCCTTCATCTTTTAGTCCACCGTCTTCAAAGAAGCTCATTTGATCTTTCATAGCAGTTCCACCTTTGTTAAATTTTAAATTATCACTACGCTTACGTGCAGCTTGTTCTGCATCTTCTCTACTTTTATGTGAGCTAGTAGGCTTAATAATTTCTGCCTCTAGCATAAGTTTTAATGTAGCATCATCATATTTATGACCATTATGTATACTAGGAATGTTTATCCACATACCCTTATACTTAAATGTAGTAGATTTTTCAGATACCATTTCACCTTCAGGAGTTTTATAAACATCCCTACCTGCTTGTGTTTTTTTACCTGTACCTGTACCTACTTTTTTATCTGCCATTTAGTACTTCATCTTTCAATAACTTTAATCTACGTAATTGATTTATTGCACCCTGCGCCCTATGCACAATAGTAATACTATCTGTTTGTTCCATTATTCTGTGTTGTTCAGTAATAAGATAGTCAAAGTATTCCTCTAACGCATTAGCCTGTTGGGGGTTGCCCAGCGTTGGCTTGAGGCGGTTGAGCAGTTGGTCCTTGTTCATTTCCACTAAATCCTTGTTCTTGAGGTGTAGGTACTTGACCTGTTCCTATGTTACCACCCCCTGCTCCTGTAGGATCTAAAGGGTTGGCTCCCTGTTGTTGTTGTTGCTCTTGGGCTGGGGCTGCAAAGCCTTTCATAAGCTCTGCTTGTATTGCTGCCTCATCCATATTGTTAGTTACTTTATCTGGGTCTAGCTCCATTGACTTAGCAATTTCTCTGATAATATACTGGAACTTAGCATATGGCGCTAGTGAAGGATTAGATGCTACTTGTAAAAACTGCATCAAACGTTGACTACGTACTTCGTTAGCCATAAGACTTTCTGTGCCACGAGCTTTAACTTCTAAGTCTCCACGCAACTCAGGATCATAACTAAACTGCATGTTAAAACTAAACAAGCCTTCACCTAATGGACGAAGTAAATAATCATCAATGTTTTTGATTACTGTTTTTATACCGCCTTGAGCGGCACCCATAAGCATAGAAATGCCAGAAGCAGTACGACCCACCCCTGATACGCCTGTTTGACCATGAGCGAAAGATGGAAATCCAGTTGACTCATCCGCTAGTACCCTTGCTTTATCAAATAGCTGCAGATTTTCCCCTGCAACATTAGGGAATTTAGTTCCAAACACTGCCTGTCCTGGGGCACCACCTTGGCGTCTAAATACCTTTCCAGGATATACTGATAGATCTTGACCTGGAACTAAGTTAGTTTCATCTACTTCAATCAATAGGTTACCAGATAATACAGCATTGTCAACTGCCATTCGCATAAAACCATTCATTAAAGTTTGCGTATCATCCATATTTTCTGCTAGACCTACGCCAAAAAAGCCATAAGGATTTAACTCATACGGAGAGGCATGATACGGAATCTTAGCAGGTTTGAAAGGATTAAGTACCATACGAAGTAGTTTACCATTACAGATCCAGACGTTTGCTTGTAGTTCATCAAAGCCAGACAGTTCACTAGGAATATCTACACCTTGCTCTTCTAGTAGCTCTACGTCTACCATACCCCAATACTCTAGTACTTCAAAACGATCAATACCATGTTCAGGTGCAAAGTCAGCTAAGTCATGCTCCCAATCTTTTCGCGTATAATCTTCACCGTAAAAAATAGCTTCGTCAATTAAAGATGCTCTAAAGTAAGGACGCTTCTTGAGGGCACGTAGCTGTGTGCGTGATAGCTTGTGTCGCTCAATAACAAACTGAGCTTCATCCATATTACTTGCATCTGGATCTGGATAAAAGTTCCATACAGATACATGAGATACTTGTGGTACTGTTTTAATTGTAGGGGAGTACTCGCCCTCTTCGTTCCAATTAGCATACTCTTTATCTACAGCAAATGGACCTTTCATTACGCCAGTACCAAACAGTGCCATTTCAAATACTGTGCTACGTAAATGTTTACCTGCACTTGACTCATCTAACTGGTCATGTATTTTCTTTTGCATTTTCTTAGCTGCAATCATAGCTGGGCTAAATGTGATAGCAGATGGTGTAAGTCCTGTAGTACCTTTTAAACTATCTATTTCTGATAGTTTTTCCGTTAGTGGTCCAAGGCTCTCCATAAGAGTTTTTTCTGTAGCACCTTTAATCCAATCCTTGCCATCACCTTTATGGCCATACGGAGACACAATTTCATCTTTAATATTTTTACGTAGTTGCTCTGGTTCTTTAGGATCAAAGCTAACATCTGCTACAACACCATCTGGTAACTCCGTAGGATCTACGCTTAGTGGAAATCTATTGTTAGCAAATAGTACATCAATCATTTGACCATATGCAGCAAGTGTTTTTGTTTTAGTTACTTTAATAAACACACGAGACTTTTCAGCTTCTGTAAATTGTACGTCAGAACCATATAGACCTCTATAGTTTCTGTAAGATTTAAGCCAGCGTTGCTCGTCTTGCTCACGATAATCCTCAGAGCGTTTGTACCTTTCCATAATAAATGGAATTATTTTAGATGCACCATAGTCTTCAACATCAGAGTTGTCTGTGTCTTCAAGGGCAATGGAATCGTCCTCAATAAAAATTTCATCAATATCTGACATATAGTTTTTTTCCTTAATATCCAAATGTTGCGTCTGCTACTTGCATACCTGTTGTCATAGTAGGCCCACCAAATTCAAAGTTAGTAAAACGCGGTCGTGACATAATACCGTACCTTAAAGCATCGTACAAGTGATCTTCTGAGGTTGTGTCAATATCCTCTGGGTTTCGTTTGTCGATGGGTAAGGCTGGAAGCTGTGCAATAAGATTGTGGCAAGTATTAAAGAAAACCATACGAGGCTCTTCTGTGTATTCGTCAACTTGCAATCTCCTGTGTACTTCGTTCTTACCAGCTACACGAGAGCCTCTTGATCTGTCGGATGGACGCCAGCGACATCCTTTCATAATCATTTGTTCAGCCAATGACGGGCCAGTATCACCACGCTTGTGCCATAGAGAACTATCCAAAACACCATATCTAATTGAGCCATCTTCAGCCTCTACATCCAATACCATATCAGCTAGATCTGTAGCTAACACTTTTCCTACGTATAATTCTCTATATACTACTAACTGTTCACTAGGGGATACTGCAAACCAAATAACCCCTGACTTACTTCCATACCCATAGTCACATGCTCTAAACTTAACCCAGTTATGAGGTATAGCAAAAGGTTCAACTACGTGTATGTGCCTGTTAAACTCTGTAAAGGCTGCGCCTTCTTTAATATCCCAGTCACCTTCTAGTAACTGTCTACGCTGTTGTTCAGGTAGTGACAGAAGCATTGCTTCGTAGTCACCAGTCTTTGCTAAGTAAGGATTGTCGGAAAGACGGGCAGGTATAAACCTACGCTTAAATAAAGGTTTGCCAGCTTTTGAGTGTCCAGCAGGATAGCGTAATACTTCAATGCCCCCTACCTCCTGGGTTTGTAGTAGCTCTCATGTATACTGGTAAATCATTTGCAGTAGATCTTAAGCGACTTCGCATATAGTTCCACGCAAATGGAGTAGGCCATTGCGTCAATTCGTCAAAGCCTATCCAACTAAACGCGAGACCTTGGTAGCGAAGTACGTCATCTTCTTTGTCTAGATAAGACATCCATAGTCTGGCACCAGAGGGTGCAGTCCATTGCATCTTACGTTCTGACCACTTAATTCCAGGCCAGATCTTAGGGTACATTTCTTGTGACTTAAAGATAAGTTCCCTTAGTTCTTCTGTAGTATGCCTAAGAAGCAACCCTGAAAATGCTGGGTGCCCCATAAAGCGTAAAGGGTCAGCCAACATAGCATATGACTTACCACCGCCAGCACTACCGCCGTATAAAACCTCACGTTCACCTGCAGCTAAGAAATCTGTTTGTGGACCAGCATTAGGTTTAAAGATTACGTTATGATCTTCTTCAACCTGTTGAGTAAACTCTTCTATAATGTCAGGCTGCGGATTGGGTGCTTTCGCTTTGCGTTTTCGCTGTGGCTCCTGTGCGACTATTTTCGATTTCTTCCGCTTTGGCGATTGCCTTTTTCGCATAGTCTGCCCATCTGCGTAAGCTGCCAGCTTTGTTTTTTCTTCTTCGTTCATTATCCAACCGTTTCTTGAGTCCTACATGCGAAATAGTTCTACCTGTATTTCTGGTCAACCAGTTCGCTACTTCACGATACGAATACTGTTTAAGATATTGTTTCGCTTCCTCAAGCATATCAAGTTCTAAACTAATTGGCAAGAGTATTCCATCATCTTCTAGATCTAATTTATATCCAAAGGGAACTGTTCTTGCTACTCGTGGTATAGGTGTCCACTCATTGTCTTCTTTAAGGTCTGTTGGTTGGGGTAGTTTCCATTTACCTAATGGCTTAGTCATCTTCTTCCTGTACTTGTTTGGCTGGCATTAACATAACACCACCCTTAGCTTCTACTTGCATCTTCTCAGTTTTAACTAAACCAGTACGATCTAGTAGTTCTTTAGCTGCTGCCATCTTATCACGAATGCCTAGCTCAGTAGGATCATACAAAGCACTAACCATAGCCATTGCAGCTTTAGGTACATTACGTGCTAAATAACTGTGTGTAACATCTAGGATCTCTTCCTTAAGACTATTAGTAATCTCAGTGTTAGTAGTGTTAGGTGAGTACCCTGCCAGTTTCTTAGCCATAGTAACATCGCCACCTGCTTCGTCCATAAGGACAGCAAGAAACTTTTGTTGGCGCTCTGTTAGTTCTCGTGCCATATTATTCCTCTATCATACGGAGTGCTTGCTCCAATGTTTCTTTGTTGCGGCGTGTCCAGCCGCGACCAAATGTCTCAAATGTTTTTAACGACTCATAAAATGATTGACGTTGTGTATATACATTCTCAACAATAGCTTTAGGCTCTTTATTCATAATAGCCTGTAGTGTACGTGGTCCTATAGCACCGTCTGGAGTTGCTCCGACAGCACGTTGAATAGCTTTAGCTGGGCGACCGCTACCAGAATTAACGGCCCAGTCAAAGGCGCACCAGTCAACACCGCTAGGAAGATCATCACCTCGTACCCTATCCCAATAATTTTTCTTATAGATAGGAGCTACATCTATTGATGTTAAGGCTCGCATCTCCTCTTCTGTAGATTCTCTACCTATCCACTTATCATAAACAGCTTTAGTAACACCAAGGTTAGTCATACCCCCTGGGTCTTTAGGATGATTTACAAATCCACCTTCGTGATGGAGCAACATAGATAAACATTTGTTAAAGTTTTTATGCATATTATTTAGGCTTTCTTGGTGGGCGCATAGATCCTGCTGCTGCAGGTTTCTTAGCTGGACGTTTATTAGGAATCTTAGCTGCATCTTTAGTCTTAGATGCATTAGCCTTAGCTACTTCTTTTTCAATACGAGCCTGTAGCTGTGCGCGTTTTTTAGCATCAGTTTCAGCTTTAAGTTTCTTACGCATTTCAGCAATCTTAGCTGCACCTGTTAAACCTGCACCTACCGCACCTACACCAAACCCAATACGCTGCGCCTTACGTGAGGCACGTTGTCCTCTGGTAGCTTGCTCTACTTGACGTTGACCTGCTTTAGGTTTAGTAGTCATATCTTTAGCGTGTTTAGCACCTTGTTGTGCCAGCTTTTTACCATACTTCTTAATTGCTGCTGCCATACCTTTACTAGCAATAAACCTAGCTACGGCTGCTGCTCCTGCTACCACTAACGGTGCTACCATTATTTCTTTCCTCCAAAAAACTTACTTACAGAACGTATACCTATACTGGCACTAACGATCCCACCTAATGAATACTGATACCATGTTGGCATAGATTCAAGTGCAGCAAACCCAGCTTGCACAATATTATTACCCCAGTCTCCGCAAAATGCTAGGATTAACGGAATAGAAAAAAGTAAGGTTATCCACTCATCTTTCCAGCTATTCTGTGTAGCTTGTATAGCTGCAAGATCCCATTACCATCAAGATACGTAGTTGCAAGTCCACCTACTGCTCCTAAAATTTGACCAATCATTTCTCGTGACCTAACCAAACGGCAAAGGCACCTGTCATTGCACCAGTTACAGTTGCAGTAAGTGCAGTAGCCTGTGATGTCATATCACCTGAAGACAAAGACATAAACCAAAATAAAACTTCTATATACATCCATGTCATTACTAACATCATTAGTCTTGGCATAATTTTCCATGCCAATATTCTTTCCATTGCTACTGTCATAAATTATCCTCGTCTGTATCTAGCGGTCTTCTTTGCAATCTCTTTAGGTTGAGCCACAAACTGCTGACCTGCCTTAGTGCCTTGTCGTTTTGCTCTAGTAGTGGCTGCGTACTCACTAGAACTAAGAGCATTGATAGCCTTAGTAGGTAAATAACGCTCACCAGTTTTAGCACTAGGCTTTCCACTTTTGGTGCGCCACTTTTCCTTAGTCCACTTGTTAAGGCTTTTTTGACTTTTTGCTAGTGCCATGTACTTTCTGTACCTCAAAATTAGCAGACAAGCTTGCGCCTTTGTGAGGTACAAACTTTCCTGTGTGCTTCATAAGTTTAAAGCCACCATTAGATTGTTTCATCCAATGGTAACCTTTAGGTGCTTCTACCTTCATTTATAGCCCCCACCTGCCTTTTTATATTTACTTGCGAGTAGTTGTGCCTTTCTCGCAGACCACTGCCCTGCTTTGCCACCCTTGGTTCCTCGCTTAATCAGCTCAAACAAACGTTTACGTAAAGCAGGCTTGGTATAATTTCCAGCCTCATTGACTTTGGATTTTGCTTTCTTCGCCGTAGATTTTGTTGTAGATTTCGCCACGAGAAATTCCCATATCGTGCAGATTATTATCTGACATATTCTGAAGTAACCAGTAATCTGCTCTGCGCTGTTGGTTAGCTTGTATTTTCTGAAACATACGTTTAAACATATTCTATCTCCTTTACTATGTTAAGGTAAGCATTACTTACCCTTATGGAGATAGTTATATCATACTTAGTTATAACATAGTACAGACAAGTTTGCAACCCCGCTATGCATTATCTATTAGGGTTATAGTACTGACGTACAGATATAAATACTTCTAGTCCACCACTAGCACCATCAAAGGCTAGTATTTTATCACCAGCATGTAAATGTATTCTGTCAGATGTTACAATATTGTACACATCATGTCCAGCTATAGATTTAGCATTTATTAAGTGATGGTAAGTATTTGTATCTGCATGATACCACTGAATAGTTACATTTTGTGTAGAGTTAGACCCGTTACTTACGTGAAGAAAATCTATAGTAGCATCGTGGCTAGGTGGGCACGTATATATTAAATTAGCACTAGCACCACCTGCAGTAGCAGTAATAGCTACTCCTTCAGTATCTGTAGTATATGTACGTGCATCTATTGACATAGTTTTTCCTACGCTACTATAAAGTCTACGATCTGACCATCAGGTGTACGTAGTTTATTAGGGTTTGGGTTATAAGTATACATCTGATTCACTAGCTTAAGATCTTCTACTGGTGTATCTGGTGTTATTCTATTAGGTTGCTCAGGTTTATATTCTTCATTATTTCTACTTGACCTATCCTTGTCTGCCTTCTCAAAGATGATATTATCATGTGTTTGAAAAGGGAAGCTAGGTAAAGGGAAGTGAGATATAAGGGTCATTAAACTTTAGAGCCTGTGTTTAGTTTAAAACATTTTGTACGGATGTATAGCCCCTTTTGTACTAGAGCTTTAGCTGCATTAGCTACTTCCTCTTGACACAACTTTTCAGTTGCTATCAATCCACTGGTACGTATCATTACGTCACAGGATGTTGCTGCTGGGCTATAACAACCCAGCAACACTGCAAGCCACATTAGCCTGCTGTCCACTTCTGTGTGCCACCTACAGATGCACCTGCGTTTGCCATGCCACCTTTGCTGTACATATTTTTCTTGCCATCACCATAGCCACCTTTGCTCAGGTTTTTAGCTTTATATCTAGCCGCTACTTTTTTACCTTCTTCTTCTTGTTTTTTAACAAAAGCTGCTAGTTCCTTTTTAGTCATATCTTTAGGATCTTTTTTACCTGAAGGTTTGCTAGTTTCTGCTTTACGTGAAGGCATAGCTTTAGGAAGAGTAATAGGCTTTTTACCTGTAGAAGCCAATTGTGCTTTAACTGAAGCTTTATTCGCTGCCGCGTTATCTGCAGCATCAATCTTCTTTTCAATAGCATCAAATTCTTTTTGCGTAATTTTACCTGCACGTAGATCTTTACCTGCTTGTACTAAAGCATCCGCACGTTGCTTATCTGTAAAGGAGCGGTACACAGCCATTGATAGTGGCTTGTCACCAGCTTTAGTTGTGATAGCGGAGATACGTCCTGATGCAGCACGTCCTTGCTCTTGTCTTGTTTGTTTCTGTTTAAACTTAGGTAGTTTTGGCATTGGTATAGTTCCTTCTATTTACCATTTAACTTTATCAGCCCAGTAAGCTGCACTCAACTTACCACGCTTTATGTTCTTCGCATGACGCGCTTTAAAGCTTGCACGTTTCTTTTTCATTTTATCTGATTCACCTGACTTAGGCTTTCCTGCAGTCTTAGCGCCCTGCTCACCAAAGCGAATAGTCTTAACTGTGTCACCCTCTTTAGCTACAACTACGTGTGACTTCTTAGGATGATTAGGTGTACGCTTAGGTTTGTTAAAGCCTGATACACCTGCACGTTCTAGTCTGGGGTCTTTAGCCATCTGTCCATCCTTCTTCACGCATAGCCCACTCTACATGCTCTAAAGTAAAAGGTCTACCGTAGTGAGCCTGTACAGCCTCCCTTACGTAGAATACATCACTGTGTGGAATGTGTAAGTTCTCAAGATTACCGTCTAATACGTGTTTATAAAACTCTTCAAGAACATTGTCTGTGTATAGTTTTACGGATTTCTTTGCCATTGTCAATACCTAATTTAAATAATATACAAACTCCTCCGCATAAAGCGGAGTACATTTAAGTGTTACACTGTACATGTTTATGTTATGTGTAATATTTTAAGAGATTATTTTTAAGAGTAACATTGTAAGGACATCTAAATGCTACATTGTACATGTAAGCACCTTAACTATTACTATTACATAGTTTTACACATCTAATATGATATGTCAAGTGTTAATATCGTCACTGTAACAATATGTGATCTACTGAAACATTACGTTACCTGTGTATCTCATCACGAATTGTTACAACTATGTAACCATTGTGTGTGTAAACCACCTTATATGTATAGTGGTTAACACTGCATTTTCCTGATCTGTGTGCATATTCATGCATACTATCTACGCCACCCCCACTGGCCCCTGCGGCCCCTCGTGCTTCACCGCGCAATTGCGCCTATAATGCAAGGTCATGACGCATGGTGAGAGCAAACAGCATGACACATTCCACCATCACATCGTAGATGTGTTTAAAAACAACCACTTACTTGTCTACGACAACTGTTATGGAATCAGTTGCCTGTCTAAAGACAGAATGAATAGGGGGATTTATCACACTCTTAGTGTGTTGACGAGACGATGCTTATATTCTACCCCACCCCCTTTGGGGCAATGCACATGATCCTACAAGCCACGTGCTGCTCTGCCAATGGTTCAAGTTAAGTCCAACGTCGGACCTATAACATCTTTATGATGTTGCTAAAATGTCACAGTTAAGGTGGTGAAGCTGTGAGTTGAGGTCGCAAGTTTAGCGCATGAGTTTCAGAAAAATATTATCGAAGAGAATATTATTTCTTGCAACAGCGTGTGAAACGGCAGGCGCAGAGGATCACGAGGCAGTTTTCCAACCTCCAAAACTTATACTATCTTCTTACATTTTTAATGATAGAACTATATCTCACTTCTTGTGAGAGATATAGATTCTCTCATATAAAAATAGAAGATAGATAAAGGAAGCTCAAAATGGCAAATTTCGAAATTCAAAATATCACAACCCTCGAAGATCAGGGCAAGGTTCTTTCAGAACAGTGGGCTAAAATCGAAGCTGCTGACAAGAAAAGATTCACTCTTTCAACCAAAGCTGAAGGCTTTGATACACAGCTTGGAAAGCTGATGGTCGAGCTAAAAGCTGAGGCAACTGGAGATCGTATCCCAAGCCAAAGGCTTCGTGATTGCCATCTTCATTTGATCGACAAACGTCGTCGGAGCGAAGCTCTATGGTTTGTTGAGAATGAAGTAGAATGCAGAGCATTCATTGAAACCTCAAAGAAAGGTTTTACTTCACTGTCTGCTTTGCAGAGAGCAATGAAACAGAAAGATGCTACCTCTAAAGAGGTTGCTGAGACAGTCAGCGAAGCTGTACCAGTCAGCGAAGCTGAAACATCCAGCGAAGCTCTTGTTAAGTCCGACGTTGGACCAGTCACAAAGCAGGTTGTCTTCGACAAGCTTATCAAGGTTTGCTTGGCAAATGACATTGATCCTCTGGATCTTGCAGAAATGCTGATGGAATATGACAGCGTATCAGCTTCAGAAGAAGCAGCAAAGGCGGCAGCATGAGATACAAGCAACACACATCCACCAAGGCAGAGGTGCGCTCTCAGCGTACCAATGCCCTTCGCGCACGTTTGGATGAGGCGAGACAGCTTAAGTCCGACGTTGGACCTAAACCTTTCACAAGTGTAGATGACCTAGTGCAAGCATCTAAACCTAAAGGTTCACTCGTGCCAATGATGGGCAAAATGGTGATTGACAGCGGTTGGAAAGATCCAGCTTGACAAACTCTATGTATAGTATAAGTTATTTATACTTGATATTTATTGAAAGTATAAATAACGTATACATATACTAGAAAGGAAGTTAAATGAATACGATTAAAGTTATCACAGATCAGTATGGTTTCTGGCATGTTTACCGTACTTGTAAAGTCACAGGTCAGCGCTCTATCTCATTCTTTAAGAATGTGGCTGAAGCTAAAGCTGCCCTACGTAAGTAAGAAACTTAAGTCCAACGTTGGACCTAACCAAAGGAAAGTTAAAATGAAAATTACTCGTACTTCACGTTTCACTGGTAACACTAACATAATGGAATTGCCCATTACACAATCACAATTAGACGCATGGGTTGACGGTGAATTAATCCAAAACGTCATGCCTCACCTATCTGTCGATGAGCGTGAGTTTATAATCTTAGGAGTTACACCCGCTGAATGGAACAGTATGTTTGGGGAGGAGATATAATGAATATCTTAGATAAGATAGACGCCCAGCAACAAGCAACCCATGAAGCATGGCAAGTGATGCAAGATCTGCGTGACATACATCGTGACTTGACACGTATCCACAGCTTTGCTGAACCCATTGCAACTGGAGATTTTTTGTTGCCTGCTATAAAAGAAAGCATGGCTAATATCGTCGAAGCCTGTGAAACATTAATTGGAGAATTAGCATAATGTATCAACGTGATGTAAATGAAATCAAAGCTTTCGTAAAATGGCGTGGCCCAGATGCTCTTGTAAACACTGGCTTATTTGTACTGCTTACAATACAAGCTGGCTTGTCCACAGTACGTGGCAGCATGGTCAAAGTAGAACGTGACTTCTACCAAGCTGATTGCTTGTGGGGCAAGAAAGCGGATGGCTATGAGTACCTAAACGAGAACAAAGAGTTCTTGTATGGCAAGCTGTATCACATAGTAGACAGCAAAGGCTATGACAGTGTAGAGGCGTGTGCTGATGTAATACAACTGTTCATGGCTGTACCTAACCTTGGCATGGTCAAAGCTGCCTTTCTAGCTCAATGCCTTGGTTTCAATGTGGCATGTATAGACAGTCACAATATCAAACGCCTTGGGCTAAAGCCTAGTGCTGTGCAAACGCCACCCGCCAAGATGAAACCCGCTACAGTACGCAAGAAAGTTGAGCAGTATGTCGAACTGACACAGCAAGAGGGCAGTGAATACTGGTGGAATACATGGTGCGAATATGTGGCAGGTAATCGTGCTAATCGTGCCTTAGATACTGGTGACGTTGTGTCTAGGTATCATGTAGAATGTGTAACATATGGATTTGAACATGGCTAAAAAGACTTCTGTAACATACCGTAACCCTGTGGCGAAGGCTATGTTACAGGAGCGTCGAGCACCTCAAGTCGTGCCGCCTAAGAAAGGTGGCAAGGCTAAACGTAACCGCAAACAGGAGAATGAATATGCGATACGAAATGCAAAACTTCATCAAGATGACTAAGGTTAAGTCCGACGTTGGACCTAATCGAAGGCGGCAAGAGTGGAAGATCGACAGAAAGAAAGATCGTTCACGTAAACTAACGCTACGTAACAGCGTAACTAACTATCGTACAAACAAAATATCTTAAGGAGATATATACATGACTAACTCAACAGCAACAGCACCCGTAGTAAAAACAGCACACCCAGAATTGTATGCCAACCATACATTCCACATGAGTAAAGCACGTAAGTACACGTACAATTACGCTGTAATTGACGAGGTTATCAATGAGCTTTGGGGTGAAATGACTATGGCTGAGATTGCCAAGGTACTCAATGAGTATCCTAACCGCATTGCCTATCGTGTCAAGGTACTCAAAGACCTTGGTGTGATCGAAGGCAAGTACAACATGGAGCGTGGCAAGCTGATGCGGATGCGTAAAATCCTTATCACCTTCTTGGATGATGTGGATAGCCAGTTGAAAAAGACAGGCTAATATGATATACCTATTGTTCACACCCTTCGTAGGTTACTTTGCTATGCTGCTCACAGTTGTGATCATGTACACTGTAGGCTATGACATAAAGGGTGTGGACACTTTCACTATCTGGTGTATACACATGCAGATATACGTATACTTATTTGTGATCACAAAACTGAAAGGTAAAATGTAATGCACAGAATGAATATGAATAATATTGTTTTACATCATGGTGATAAGCTTATATCTATTGCCCAACACAAGGACGAATCAGGTACAGTTGTATGCTCAGAAATGCTGGACATAACGGATGGATATGATAAAGATCCAATACAATTTGTCGATTCAATCAAGTCTTTTTTAGATGCTTTAGAGGAGATCATGTTAACATGAGAGTTGAAGTTTATTTCAATCTACATAAACACATATGGTCTGTTCGTTCATGCAAGACGGGCAGAGTAATGTTACACACTGACGAAGTACACATAGACAATCCTACGTTTGTAGTACGTAAGGCAGGACGTGAACGTGTATTGCGTGAGGGCAAGAAGAATGTTCATGCTTTTGTACGTGGTGACATAACTGTGTTTAATGACTTTAATCCTGACTATGTGGACTATACAGTTGTGTCGTATAATCCATACAAACATGACACGTTTATAGATGTGTGTGATACAAGACCTGTACGTACAGCGAAACGTGCAGTATTAAGAATACAACCAAGTATGGTGGTATATAATACCGTCAACAGACCATACCTATATGCAGAAGGAGCAAAACCATGACTAAACTAAAAACAAAACTAACTCGTAACGAGGTACAGAAACTATGTGACTTGTACAACGCAATGGACAGCATCCTTAATGATGCAGGTGAATCATTTGACATGAGCCTCAGTGATCTACATTGTATGCGTGACAAAGCGTGGGAACTGCGTGGCATGTTTGATTTCAGAAGTCAGAAGGATGAAAACCCAGACAGACCTGCACACTGGCTACCACAAGTATTACCTGACGATGATCGTGCGTGGTACTACAATGCCGACGATTAAATCTTATGAGATCCACCTACAGATTGATGGTGTAGATAGTATCATTGCATTAGATGATACCTATCCTGCTGTTAATTCTTGGTCGGATGCAGCTAACTTTGCAATCTTGATGGCGCGTCATGCCCATCA